AAAGCGGATTCTGATGACAGATTGGGCTCCAAACACCCAACTGTCAAGCCGCTCGACCTGATGCAATATCTTGTGCGGTTAATTACTCCACCTAAAGGCACAGTCCTCGATCCGTTCGCTGGCACCGGCACCACAGGCGAAGCCGCATGGCGTGAAGGCTTTGGTGCCGTTCTTATTGAGCGTGAGGCGGAGTACCAAGCCGACATCAAGCGTCGCATGGCTCTTTGTTTGTCAGGGCCGGATGAGCGCACTCGTGCGTCAATAAAAGAGAAGATGAAAGACAAAGCACCCGATCACGGACCATTGTTCGGCGGTACTGAAATAACGGATAGGGGGGGAGGGGCAGACAGATTTACGGCCACTTCGCAGATTAGGACGACAGATCGGACCAATAGGTCTTAAGCGGTGAGCAAATGAGTTACACAGCACCCTTACGCTTCGTTGTTCTTGATCTTCATGCTCTGACTAGGAACATGCCGCGTAATGAGCAAGGCGATGTTGACCAGGCCACACGCAAAGCCATTCTTGCTTCGATAATAAAATCCAACATCACAGCGGCTCTAAACACCGCCGAAACTTGCTATTTCAAAGCGACGCAAGCCTACCAATTCGGTGCGTCGTCTTACACACATCAAGCTTTAGTAGCGTGCATAGACGCCAAGGCCACTTTGAATGAAATGCTAGCCGAGCTTGTAGATAACTGACTTATCAAAGCTAGGGCTAGTGTCTTGCGTTTAATTTCTTGCCGGTTTAAATACGCTTCATACACAGGAGGCGGGGTTGGTTAGACGCATAGCAAAAATGAGCGAAGCCGCTTTGCAGACCCACGTCTGCAAACTATTAACGGCTTATGCGCGGCCCGAAGTCTGCTGGTGGGCTTGCCCGAATGGTGAGCAGCGCAGTGCAAGGACAGGACAAAGGCTTAAGCAACAAGGCGTCAAGGCCGGTGCGCCGGACCTAATGTTCGTATTGGGCGGCGGGCTGGCACGCGGGGTGTTCCACGGGCTAGAACTAAAGACGGAAATAGGTGTCCTTTCCTCCAAACAACTCACTTTCAAAGAAGACTTGGAACGCGCTGGCGGGTTCTATCATGTTGCGTTCGGTCTGGAACAGGCAATAGCCTTCCTTATCAACATGAATTTGTTTCGACCTGGCTTGCACATCAATGTTGGCGGATTGATGCGATGATAGAAGCCGTTGCAGACCGCTATGTTTATGCCATTGACGATGAGTTCGGCAAGCCGTGCTATATTGGGGTGGGGAAGGGACGTCGGATGCACGATCATGTGCGAGATGCTAGGCGCGGTACAACTAAAACCGGCAACTCGGAAAAACTCAAATACTTCATGGGCTGTTTGCGTCGTGGTTACACGCCGGAAGCTTATAAAGTTGCCGAAGACCTAACAGTACATGAAGCTATAGAGTACGAAAAAACTTTAATAGCTTGGTACGGTCGGCGCGATCTTGAGACTGGCTGTTTGTTTAATGCCAGTGCCGGCGGATTCGGGGTTAGGGATTCATCGCCAAGGACGAGAACATTAATTTCTGAAAGAACAAAAGCGGCTATGGCCGACCCGGCTTTGCGCGCCCTTATTTCTAAAAAGGGCAGAGAACGATTCGCCTCTAAAAAAGCCAGAAAAGCATATTCAGAAAAGACCAAGAAGCAATGGCAGTCAGAGGAGGGGCGCGCTGCTTTTATGGCGGTATCTAAATCAAAATACACCCCGGCGGTTAAAGCCAGACAGGCAGCAAACACGCGTAGACAATTTGCAACTACTGGCAACCCAATGCAGGGCAAAAAGCATACTAAAGAAGCAATAAATAAGATGCTTAAGAGCCAAGCAAAGTACTGGGCCGACCCTTCGATAAGGGCCGCACAGTCCGAACGGATGCGTAATCAGCACGCCGACCCAAAGAGTCACGCTAAGTTATATGCTTCCAGGCGTGCTAGACGTAAAGCAAGACAACTCAAAAAAGGAAAACGGTAATGGCAATAGCAATGAAAGACCTTCACAAAGTACGGGCAACACTGCCCCCCCGCGTGCTTATTTACGGGCCTCCCGGTATCGGGAAGACCACGCTGGCTAGCGAGTGGCCAAACTGTGCGTTCCTCCAGGTAGAAGACGGAACTCCGAGCGACCTTGAGCTTTCTAGCTTCGGTCGACTAACGACTTACAACGACGTAATGGAGGCCGTTGCCGCACTCTATACCGAAGACAGCAAAATTCAGACTGTCGTGCTAGACAGTCTCGACAAGCTTGAACCGCTGCTATGGGCCAAAGTCTGCGAAGAAAACAACTGGCAGAATATGGAAACGCCGGGTTACGGCAAATCTTACGTCGCCGCCGACTCTTACTGGCGCGACCTTCTGGAGGGCATGACAGCCCTGAGACGAGACAAAAACATGGGCATAGTCTACATCGCCCACAGTACTATTGATACGGTCAATGACCCTACCGTCGCGTCATACTCTCAATTCAACATTCGCCTTCACAAGCGCGCCGTTGGTTTGATGCAAGACGAGGTTGACGCCATCTTTTTCCTTAACCAAGACGTTAGTCTGTTGCAGAACGACCCCAAGGCCAAAGCCGGGCCGGGCACAAGGGTAAGGGCGGCAGGCGGTGGCAACCGATGGATACACTGCACGCCGCGCCCGGCCTACGTGGCAAAGAATCGCTACGGTATGCCGGACAAACTGGAATACAAGAAGGGTGAAGGCTACAAGGTGATGGAGCCGTTCTTCCCTAATGCAGTTAAAAAGCCCGCAGCCGTTAAAGCCGCCTAACAATCAAACCAAAAGGAACATAAAATGGTAGCACTTCCAGAAACCTTCGCCCCATCGGACGTGCCAGCCGATGACAGAAACTTCGAGCCAATCCCTGTAGGCAACTATAAGGTTCAGGTTATCGAAAGCAAAATTGAGGCCACCAGCAAAGGAACAGGTCAGATGCTTGTCCTTACGCTGGAAATTCTTGACGGGCCTTTTGCCAATCGCAGATTGTGGGACCGCCTCAACGTGCGAAACGATTCGCCGGTCGCACAAGTCATAGCACAGCGAGCATTGGCTGATTTGTGTTTGCAGATCGGCGTGGCTCAGTTGCGTGACTCCGACGAGCTACATTTCAAGCCATTTACCGTAAAAGTCGGTATTCAGCACCCAACCCAAAAAGACAAGGAGGCCGGGTACGATCAGCCCAAGAACACCATGCGATATAACGTGGCTGCCGGCACGCTCCAAGGCGCTGCAAAGGTCCCCACGGCTGCGGCACCGCCCCGCCAGGCCCCCCAGCAAGGTAGACCAGCCCCACAGGCCGCCAAGGGCGCGGCAAAGCCTTGGAACCAGCCTAAACAGGCTGCCAAGGCCCAACTTGCTGAAGACGACGAGATTCCGTTCTAACCCTTGACGCGGGTTGGTAATGCGCCCCGCGTCTTTGGCACCCCGGCCTTGTAGACCAACCCCCTACGGGGCCGGGGTTAGCCCAACGAGAGTGGCAGGTTCAATTCCTGCTCGCTAGCCGAGATTAGGTAAGTAAAAAGGTTCAAATCCTTTTCCAAACACGCGGGACCAACAGCCCTTAATATGTGTTTGGTTTTGTTGCCACGATGGTACGTGGGGCTTGACGGGTTGTAGGTGACGGAAAGTCGGAACCTTCGTAGTTAAGGATTGGATTGATGACCACCCTCCCCGAACCCATTTCCCACACCGTCCTGGCCATCTATTCGGCACTGGAAAAGAACGCCTACCACGGCGACTCTTTGGGCGTACCAATGTCACAGGTGGCCAACGAGTGCGAGCGCGCTGTCTGGTACGCGCTCCGTTGGGCCTCCCCGCCGCGCCAAGAAAACGAACCGGGCCGCAAGGAAAGCATCTTTGAGACGGGGCGACGTTGGGAAGAGCGGTTGCTGGATGATTTGGAACTCATAGGTTGCGAAGTCGAGCGCCTTGACCCTCGTACCGGCCAGCAATTCCGCGTTGCTCTAGCCTCAGGCTGGCTCCGTGGCAAGCTAGACGGCCAAGTGCGCGGGCTACCGGAAGCGCCTCAGACCTTGCACGTGATTGAAACAAAGTCGCATGGCTCAAAAAGCTTTAAAGAGCTAACAAAGAAAAAACTAAAAGAAGGAAAGCCCGACCACTACGCGCAGTGCCAGCTTTACATGCACGCACAAGGGCTAACTAGGTGCCTGTATTACGCAGTGAATAAAGACACCGACGAGAGATATACGGAAAGGGTTGAGTACGACCACGCCTTTGCCGTTAGGCTAGAGACCAAGGTTGACCGTATCGTTCGCGCTGACCAAGCACCGCCCCGCTTGTTCGAGGACGTCACGGCCAAGGCCGCCTTCCCCTGCCAGTGGTGCCTTAGCCGGCCACAATGCCACGAGGGGGCTTGGGCCAGGAAGAATTGTAGGACATGCCTTAGCTCACAGTTCCTAGACGGTGCGGTGGTTAGATGTATGTTGTGGGATAAGGAATTGGATTACAAAGCGCAGCAAGTCGGCTGCCCTAGCCACCTTTTCTTACCATCGCTAGTACCTGGCGAACAAACTGATGCGAACGAGAAAGACAGGTGGGTTAAGTATAAAATGAAAGATGGCAGTGAATGGGTGGATGGAGCATTAGTTACGCCTGATGCGCTAGCTCCATTCTTGCCGTTACATGAGCCTTTACGTTGTCTGCGATGCGGACATGAACTTAATGAGCGTGGCTGGTGTGGCGAGTGCGAATTATCAAACTTAATGGCTAGAAAGGGAGCGACAGCATGTATGGGATAATTTTTGTTCTGAGCGTGGTGACAGCAGTATTCTCTGCCATCGGCTTTTTCTATCCATCGAAAGAATCGGCCGTGGTCGCGACCGCAAAGATGCCAGTCGGTCAGGCAGAGGTTTCCGATCTGATTGAGAGATTAAAGCCGCTCGCCAAAGACCCTAACGGTGCTTGGTATAGCAACGGCATTCAAGTGAGCTTCACAGGCAGCGATGTTCGCATCACATTAAAAATGCCGAATGACAACGAATATCATGGAGAGGCCAAGACCCTTACGGAAGCCGTCTCTCGGATCACATCGCCATCGAAGGATATTTCCGACGCCCTTCTCGGTTGGCGCGGCAACAAATAAGGAGCCGAAATGAGTGACCGAGACGAATTTGGGCGCTACGAACCAGACGACGACGAACGCCGCGAGGCTTACTTTGCACGGCGCTTCCGGCGCAAATATCTTACCTGCCTTTGCGGCTACCCAGATTGGCCCGGTCAATGTCCCGGCCCCGCAAATTGCCCCGTACACGGGGAGGACCTTTCCGATGAGTAAAGAACTCTATATCGAAGCCCACGACCAACTAATCGGTGAATATCTAGATGCACATCCTGATGCGTCTGATATTGAGGCTATGGAGGCGACCGCCGATAAAGCCTATGACCGCATGACGGATATGTACGCCGACATGATAGATCAAGCCAAGCAGCGGTTGAAAGACGAAGGCAACTGGCCGCCTAAGCCTAGGATAATCAAATGACCCCAAAAATAACCGTCGATAAAAACTACATCATTATTGATGGCCACCAAATCCCACGGACTCATCTTTGCAGCCAAGACCAATGGATTGCGTTTTGGGCTAAGGTAGCCCCTAAGAAACCAGACACAGGAGAAACAAAATGAAAAAATACTGGGTTGTTTACAACCCCTTAACTACAAACTTCCAAAACTACGCCAGCCGCACAGAGGCCGAGGACGCGGCCAAGGCTATGGCCGTAGCCAACGAGGGCTCTGAGTTTGTAATCTTGGAGGCGCTGGCGTCGGTTAAGCAGCCTATTAGTGAGGGGGCCGATGGGGAGAAGAAATCAGTGACTGACAAGGAAAGAATTGAACAGCTAGAGAAGGCTTTAAACAGCGTTGAGGCAGAGTTAGACTTTGCCGAGCAAGCAAGGGACCAGGCCGCTGACCGGGCCAACAAGGCGGAAGATAAGTTAGAGGCCATTAAGCGGGCGGTGGGGGGTTAGAATGTTTTTCGTGGGACAGAAAGTAGTTTGCGTAGACGCTTTCGATACTAATGACTGGGCTCTTCAAGAACTTTTTGAAGGGCGTATTTATACGGTTATTTGGGTCGGAGGTGCCACCAGCGTAAAAAACGGCAGATCATATTGCGGTGTTAGAGTAAACGGAAATTTTGGACGCAGGGGAGATATTCCGTTTCTTGCGTGCCGCTTCCGTCCGCTAGTCGAAAAGAAAACCGATATTTCGGTATTTACTGCACTGTTGAAGCCGAAGCTCGTGGATGCGTGATGGAGTTACGGCCCTACCAACGCGCCAGTATCGACGCCCTCCGTACCTACTGGAACAAGGGTGGCGGCCATGGGTTGATTGTGCTACCTACCGGCAGCGGCAAGAGCTTGGTGCTGGCCGCTATTTGTCAAGAGATTCTAGCCGAATACCCGACGCTACGTATTTGTGTCGTGTCCCATATTCGTGAGCTTTTAAGCCAGAATTATCAAGAGCTTATAAGGCTTTGGCCAGATGCCCCAGTAGGTCTGTACAGCGCCGGGCTTTCAAAGCGCGACAGGCACCATCAAATACTTATTTGTGGCATTCGATCAGTTTGGGATAAAACCGAGATGCTTGGAGGCTTCGATATCCTTTTGATTGATGAGGTTCACCTCGTAAGCAAAAACAACCAGACTATTTATGGAAAGTTTATTGCGGCACTCAAGGCCAACACACCTGATATGCGGATGGTCGGTCTTTCGGCCAGCCCGTGGCGGCTAGATTCCGGCAGACTTGACCGAGGTAAAGATCGGCTATTTGATAAAGTGGTTTTTGAAGCAAACGTGCGTGATCTAATAGAACAGGGCCACCTTTGCCAGCTTATCAGCAAGGCCACCGCAACGATGCTTGACGTGTCAAAAGTTGGGAAGCGTGGCGGCGAATACATACCCGGAGAACTAGAAATTGCCGTGGACATTGATTGGGTTGTAAAGGCCGCTGCAAAAGAGATGGCACAATTCGGCGCGGAACGTAAAAGCTGGCTGGCGTTCTGCTCAGGCATAAAGCATGCCGGCCATGTACGCGATGCAATTAACGAGTTGGGCTTTAGATGTGAAACTATCACAAGTGAAACGCCTAAAGCCGAACGCGATAGCTTTATTAGACAGTTCAAGGCCGGGCAGATTAGGTGTCTTGCTTCCGTTGGAGTGATTGCGACCGGCTTTAACGCGCCTAACGTGGACATGATTGCACTTTTGAGGCCGACGCAATCTGCTGGATTATTTTTACAGCAGTGCGGGAGGGGCCTTAGAAAATCGCCCGGCAAGAAAGACTGTTTGATTTTAGACTTCAGTGGGCTCACCCAAAAACACGGGCCTATAGATACCATAACCGCGTCGTCTGCGTCAAAAGAACGCGACGAAAAGAGCGAGCCCCTCGTCAAAGAGTGCCCACGCTGCCATTCACTGGTTGCCCTAGCCTGCCAGCTTTGCCCGGACTGTGGCCACCAGTTTCCAATCAGAGACGACATACCGCGCCACGAAGCCGTTGCTGACGCCTCAACCTCAATCCTCAGTAAGGGCGCAGCCCAATGGGTCGATGTGGATGCCGTAAGGTATTACGCCCACAGCAAGCAGGGGTCGCCTAATAGTTTGAGGGTCGAGTACCAATGCGGGTTTACCACCCATAAGGAGTGGGTCTGCCTTCAGCACTCCGGGCTAGCAAGGTCCAAGGCCGAGCAGTGGTGGCTTTGGACCGGAGCTAGGCCGATCCCCTCGACGGTAGAAGAAGCCCTGCGCCGACAGATGGAGTTGAAGAGGCCAGAGCAAATATGCGTGCGGCCATCGGGTAAGTATTTTGAGGTAGCGGGGGTTAGGTTTGAGCGGGTAGCGGAAGCAGCAGAATAGGAAAAACCATGAAATACATTTTATTAGCTCTAACGACATCACTACTGCTCGCAGGGTGTGATGACAATGTAGATGGCAGAGCCGACACCCACTGCAAGCAAGCCGAACTTGCTGCGGCGTGGCTACAGCGCGACGTAACCACTCGCGCCGAACTTCAACAGGAAATCAAAGAAGTAATTGCGCCAAATAAGTGTGACGGCATAACCCCGCAGAAATTACAAAAGGTAATGTTGGATTTGAGTAAACTAAGCGGGTCGCAATAAAGTTGCCCCCTTAATGTCTCATAGGAGGGAGTAGTTGATGCTTTGCACATTATTTGGCCTTTGGTGTATCGCTGCTCCATACGTGGTGGCACCACAATGCGAGGCTGGTCAAGTGTATCAGTTGGATAGTCACGAGAATTTAGTTTGCTCTTGGCATGATGAGGGGGTTTGTCTACGGATGCTTGACGGCACATGGGAACGCGTTTGTGTGCATTTCGCAAAAGACGGCACGCTTATCGATGCTGGACACTCATGCGTAGAATTAAATAGAAAATGTCCCTAATAAAAAGGTAGCGGAGGCGGCGGCGTAGGAGAGGTGGAATGACAACATTAACAATTTCTATGCTAACACGCGAGATGATTTGGCTAACGGCAGAATACTTGCGTAACGAACACGTAGAGTTCGACAATAACGTCCCGCCAGACGGCGCAAGGGTGTTTCAAAAACAGGTTCAGGTAAGGCTTACCGCCAAGGAACTGCGTGGCACGATTGACGATATTTCTGAACGGCAATTGCACCCGCAAGCTTGCGCTCTTGCCGAGGCTCTAAAAGCAGCAAAGATAGCGAGTTCGTATAGGCTGCCAATAGGCGGCAACCCCGGCACAAGCGAGGCGGTCCATATCTTTGATGGCATATCCATGCGAGGGCGCTTGGCTGGGGTGCCGGGGACTGATGATAAAATCGCCGTCTTTGACGTACTAGGTTCAGCCAATACAAGACAGTTGCCCCCTTAACCGCCCTAGCCTAAGCTACAAAAGCGCGCGTTGCCGGGGACAGCTAGGATTTAACCCCTAGTTTTCCCTACTCCACTAGGGGATTACCCGGCGCGCTATTTTCCTACCAAGCCCGTGGAAGGGGTATTTACTATGCAACAACTTTATCGGCATTTCGCCAAAGACGGCACGCTGCTTTACGTGGGGATTTCCATTTCAGTTTTCTCAAGACTTATTCAACACAAACATCAATCATATTGGTTTAACGATATACAAAAAATTACTGTTGAAAACTTTCAAACCAGAAAGGAAGTTTTGTTAGCTGAAAATTCGGCTATTAAAAATGAAAAACCACTTTATAACATTAGAGGCAGTCGAAGAATTTTTATCGCCCAGCCTTCTACTGGCGTAGTGATGGGCGAGCTTCTGGAATTGCCTGCTTCTGAACAGTTGCTTAACTGTATGGTGGCTTGGACGCCGCCTGACGCCGAAGATATGAAAGGGAATCCTCTTCCTACGGTAGGCGCAGTTAGAATTGGCCCGCACCCAGATACAATAGGGTGGTCTGACCCTTTTCTTTGTACCGACGGCGCTTGTTGGGACCATTGGCGCAAAGTTAACAAAGAGAAAAGAGTTCAGCTACTTCTAAATATTTTTATTGCTATGGTTCGTGATCGTATTGACCCAAAAGTAATTCATCAAGCATTTATGTGGTTGCCTGAATATAATTCCATAGACGCAAAAGTAGAAATGATACGCGCTGTGCGTTCACGCCGAGTAAAAGGTGTTATCGCATGACCGATAACATCAAGCCGTGGAACAAGCCAAAGGCCAAAGCTACCGAGCCCCCACCAACCCCTACCGCCCCCGACCAAGCCGAGGCCGAGCATTTTCTTAAGGCGCTCGACCCTTTAGCCACGCGCTTTACGTTTCAGACTTTCGATGAGGACGCACAGCGCCGCGAGGCCGGTAAAAAAACAGGCGGCAAAAAATACTACGACCCTCTAGCTAAGATATTTCATGGTTCTATATCCGACTACTGGCAAACCTTGGCCGACCTCAACTCCAGGAACGCTGGCGTCTACGTCACCATTAATAAAACCAATTTCAAAGGCCGCACCGAAAAGAACATAGAACACGTAAGGGCACTCTTCGTTGACCTAGACGGCAGCCCGCTTGAACCTATTACGTCTTCTACCGCCGTCCTACAGCCTCACATTATTGTCGAATCCTCGCCCCAACGCTGGCACGCCTACTGGCTAGTGGAAAACCTCCGGCTTGAGGACTTTCCAGCCGCGCAAAAAATACTGGCTTACCACTTCAAGGGCGACCCCAAGGTTCACGACCTGCCGCGCGTTATGCGCCTACCGGGCTTTATGCACGGCAAGGATAAAACCAAGCCATTCTTTAGTCACGTCGTTTCCACCTCTACCGACGCACCCTATGTCGGCTCTACCTTCCTTGCCGCCCTGCACCCCCTCGCGCCTCAACTCCCCGCCGTCAAGGTCGTGGGCCGCCCTAAGGGTTCTAGTAAGCCCAGCACGAGTGCCCGCAAGCTTAACAACGCGGCGATGCAAAAGCTTGATCTTTGGGTGCCTAAGCTTTTCCCACAAGCGTCTCCTACCGCCGAAAACGGTTATCGCGTCTCTTCAAGCTCGCTAGGCCGCCCCAACGAAGAAGACCTTTCAATACACCCAAAGGGCATCAAGGACTTTGGGGTCCATGACCTTGGCGACCCGCGCGAAGGCAGCCGCACGCCGCTCGACCTGGTTATGGAGTTTGGCGAAAAAGACTTGGACGAAGCCTACGAGTGGCTTCACGATACCATCGGCGGTGACGCCGTTATTATTATGCGCGGCGGCAATCTAATACCCATCGTCAACCGCATCGAGCGTGTCCTGCTGGCCGCCAACACCCCCATCTATCAACGCGGCGGTGAGCTGGTAACGCCTATCAAGTTCGGCAACGATACGTCCGACGAGATTAAGCGCGAATCCAACGCGGTGGTTCTCCACTCAATCGAGCCTACGTGGCTCCTTAAAAAGTTTGCATCCGTAATCAAGTGGGGACGGTTAGATATTAAAGGCAATATCAAAAAGTGTGACCCTGAATTTAAGTACGCCGACACGCTACTGGCGTCCAAAGACGAATGGAACTTCCCATATTTACACGGCGTCGTCACCTCCCCCACGCTAGACCTAGACGGCAATATTATCGAGACGCCGGGCTACCACCCCGTTACCGGGCTATTGCTAGACTTCGAGCCAGGCGACTTCCCCCCTATTCCACCTTCCCCGTCTAAATTACAGGCCGCCAAGGCTCTTGAACTTCTAGCGTCGCCCCTTCGCGCGTTTCCCTTTGTTGATGACGCCTCGCGTTCAGTGGCCCTCTCAGCCATGCTTTCAACGCTCATTCGACAATCGCTACGCACCACTCCGCTTCACGGCTTTGACGCCCCCGTGGCCGGTACAGGCAAGTCGATCTTGGCCGAGATAGCCGGGCTTCTAGCTACCGGCTCCAAGCCGCCGTCTATGTCGCAGGGCAAGAGCGAGGAAGAGGACGAAAAGCGGCTGGCAACCGTACTTCATGCCGGCGATAGCACAATCCTTATTGATAACTGCGACCGCCCGATCCGTGGCGACTTCCTTTGCTCAATGCTGACGCAAGACGTGGTGCAGGCGCGTATTCTAGGGCAGTCCGAGCGCCGTATCTTGCCCTGTACGGCAGTCGTTATAGCTACCGGCAACAACCTAATTTTCTCAGGCGACGTTAGCCGCCGGGCCGTCAAGTGCCGCCTCGACTCCGGCGAGGAGCGCCCCGACCGGCGCGAGTTCAGCTTTAACCCGCAAAAAGAAATTAAGGCTAACCGGCCTGCTTTGGTGGTCGCCGCTCTTACTATGCTAAGGGCGTACCACGTGGCTGGGCGTCCTGTAAGGTTGGCCCCCGTGGGGTCTTTCGAAGATTGGTCCTGGGTACGCGAAACTCTTGTTTGGCTGGGCTGTACCGACCCTGCGGAAACGCGCGAGCAAATACTAGAAGACGACCCGCGCAAGAACGAATTGGCCGATGTTCTTATTGCGTGGGACAAGGTTTACAAAGACGCCCCCGTTACCCTTAATGACGTTGGACACATGAACGGCTTTAAGATCGATGACGGCGTAGTAAGTGGCATGGCCGAGGACGAGGACAAGATTGAGTTACGGACGATGCTAATCGAACTTACCGGGAAGCGTGATTGGAACGCCCGTTCGATAGGGTGGTGGCTCCGAAAGAACGCCCGGCGTATTGTCGGCGGCAAGTGTTTCGTTCAAGATAGTCAAAGTTCTGTGGCTAGTTTTTGGCGAGTTCACTATACTAAAGTCGAAGTTGCGCAGAAAAAACCGCAAGGTTTCTAAGGTTTTGATTTGCCTGGCGGCCATGATTTTATATTTAATTACCCCTAGTCGGCGTTTGGCACCTTTTCCGACCAGCTTAAACCGACCTCAAAAAGCAGCTCAAAAACCCTAAAATCGGAAATTCTCTATATAATTCAACAAAGGTTTCTAAGGTTTTAAGGTTTTAACCCAACCCCGCGCGGGAGAGATTTTTAATTAGGTATAGAATGTTAGAAAGTAGGTCTAATTAAAAAGTAGGTTTGTAACGGGCGGCTCAAAAACCTTGAAACCTTAGAAACCTTTTTGGCCCAAACCCCGCTTGCCAAACCTAAAAAAACGCCTTACCTACGAACCCTACATGCCAGACCAACCCAAATGGGCGGTAGCAGTAGCAGCCCCGCAACAGGTGGAAAAAGTTGTTGAACAATTACCCGCCCATCAAATCCCCTATTTCTTCCCGCGCGTTAAAACCACGGTTAGGCATCGCGGCAAGCGCGTCGCAAGATTCCGCCCCCTCCTTTTCAATTATATCCCCATCTGTCTCGTCCCCGGCTGGCAAGCCATCTTTTCATTTCGCGGCACGCACAGCGCGCGTGGAGTGCTGGACGTGATCGGGCCTTTGCGCGGGGAAGAGGTAGATCGTCTCCGTGCCCAGTGCTCCTTGGACGGCATTTACATCGTAGAAAAAGCCCAAAGGTTCAAGCACGGCCAGGCCGTCCGTATGACCACCGGCCCCTTCGCCGGCATTACGGGCGTGTTCGAGAGCGGGACCGACGATAGGGCAAAAGTCTTAATCCATTCGTTCGGGCGTATGGTTTCGTTAGGGTTTGAGTTGGGCAACCTCGTCGCGGCTTAGGCCAGCATGATGTGTTGCCGTGAGGTAGTGGTCGGTTTTGAACCGGACCAAGTGGGGAGCTATGAACCACATAACCAACCCGGCGTTTTGGATTGTGGGTGGACTTTGCGCTTTGGTGGTTATCGTCTTGGCGTTGGGGCAAATGCCATGAGGCGTTGTGGACTAACAGGAGATAAAGATGGCAAAAGATAAAGAAGGGCACGGCAGCGAAGGCTATCTAGGCTCGAAGGAACATAGCGGGCGGTGGAATGTGGCGGAGGGGAAGGATAGGGGCGTCAAAACACTAAATGGCCAACCGCTAACTAAGAAAGAGGCGCGTTTTGTATCTGAACATACTGTCGGTCTTGAAGGTCTTAAATCTAGCGAACGCAAGCGTACTTAAAACAAAGCGCACAAGCCACTTACCTTTCAGAACATGGCCAACCCAAACCCAACAAAACGCGGCCCAATCAAGGACAAGCCCTTTCGTGACGCACTTCGCATGGAAATCCTTGCAATGGGCGACAACCACAAAGGGCTGCGCCTCGTAGCGCGCAAGCTGTTGGATAATGCGGTCAACAACGATCTCTCAGCCATTCGTGAAATAGCCGACCGCATCGATGGCAAAATCCCGCAAGCCATTGTTGGCGATGACGAGTACGATCCTATCCAAGTTGCTACCGACGAAGACCGCGTTAAGGCGCTTGCTGTGCTGCTGGCTAAGGCGGCTGCGGAGGGCGGGAAGTGAAAGTTATCTGCCCAAACGGTGACACCGACGAGATAGATTTTGATCTAGAAGCCATAATGCCTGACTGGATAAGCAAGATCAAACCCGGCAATGACTTCGCCTCCGACCGCGCCAAAGTAACAAAAGTGCTGGTACGCAAAGACGGCGTTTGGATTGAGGTGAGGATTGAGCTGAAGCCTTTCGGGCCTTCAAACAAATGACAGTATTTGTCTGGCTCGTAGCCGGCGCAGTAGTTGTCTGCCTCATAGCCCTGCTTTTGTTTTTCTTCTGGCAGTTGTTTAAGTACGATTAGCTACAAACTATTTCCATACCAACTATTTTCCACGCAAACTAAGGAGTATTTCTTATGCGATTTAAGCCGCTACTCATTTCCACCGCTGCTCTCCTATCTGCCGGCACATTCGCTTATGCCGCCGGCAATTGGTCAACCCTCCCCGTCGTTGGCAGCGCATCATTCTGCGCTTCCTTCGTAACCACCTTTACCGGCCAGTCTTGCGGGCAGACCGTGCCTGCCGGCCCCGGCGTGCTTACCGGGCTTGAACTCGTGCCCGCCGACTCAGGCCAAGCCGGCGGCTCGCAACCCGCCACTGTCACGGTGCCTTCTGCGTTGCTGGCCAATATGTCCGGCACGCCGCGCAATTACGTGGACAACGGCTCTCTCAACGTACAACAGCGTGGCACCGGCATCGTTACTTGTGCCGCCGCAGCTGCAATTACCTCGGCGGCCTACGGCCCGGATCGGTTCGGTTGTTCGACCAACGTAACCAGCGGCGCGGGCCGTCAATCTTTGGTCACCACTGCTGCTCTCTTGCCCGCCGGCTTTGCCAACGCTAATGAGCTTTACCGCACGTCGGGCGCTTTAACCCAGCCCGTATGTGTTCATCAAGAAATCCCAACCACAGAAGCTACGGCGTTGGCCGGCAAGACGGTTACGTTGAGCTACTACGCTGCGGCGCTCGCCGGGCTAGCGGCTGATACCAACAACACGATTACGGCCTCGATCTACACCGGCACCGGCTCGGATCAAGGTTATGGCACGATGACGG